TTACTCAGTTTGGTAAAGTTGTTATTACAGCTAACAATGCTGACAAGTTGCAAGCATGGACTCTTGGCACATCTACAGCATTTGCTGATTTGAGTGCTACTGCGCCTATTGCTAAATACATTACTGTTGTTCGTGATTTTGTAGTTGTTGCCAACACATATGAGTCTGCTGAACAGAAGCAGTATCGTGTTCGTTGGTCAGCAATCAATGATGAGACTGATTGGACAGAGGATGTAAACACTCAGTCTGATTACCAAGATATTCCTGATGGTGGTCAAATCGTAGGTATTCGTGGTGGTGAGTTTGGTCTAGTGTTCCTAGAACGAGCCATTAGCCGTATGACTTATGTTGGCACACCTTTCATTTTCCAGTTTGACAACATCTCTCGTAACAAGGGATGTATGGTTGCAGGTTCTATTGCACAGTACCAAGGAGTTACATTCTTCCTATCGGATGATGGCTTCTATATGTGTGATGGTCAGCAAGTTTTGCCAATTGGAAGTGAAAAGGTAGATCGTTTCTTCATTGATGACGCTTCAGAATCTGACTATGGTTCTATGTCTGCTGCTGTTGACCCAATTCGCAAGTTGGTGATTTGGAACTATGTCGCTACTGATGGCAATCGTAAATTGATGATTTACAACTTTGCAACTAAGAAGTGGACATATGCAGATGCAGGTACTGACTACTTGTCAGAGGCTTCATCTAGTTCAGTTACTCTTGAGCAACTGGATGACATTAACTCCTCTATTGACGCATTGACTACTAGCTTAGACTCTCGTTTGTATGTTGGTGGTAAATACTTCCTTGGCGGTACGCTAGGTGCAAAGGTTTATACATACACAGGAACAAGTCTTACAGGTCAGATTGCTACTGGAGATATTGATCTTGGTGGTCAATCTGTGGTGACATTGGCTCGTCCACAAGTGGATGGTGGTTCTGCAACTATTGCTGTAGCTTCTCGTCAACTGTTAAGCCAAGATGTTACTTTTGGTACGGCTGTGGCTGCTGACTCAGAGAACAGGGTTTCTTTGCGTAGTTCTGGACGCTATCACAGGATTCAGTTAGTTCCTACTGGTGCGGATTGGAAAAACGCTGTTGCTATCGATGTGGATGTTGTTGGTCAGGGTGTTAGATGACAAGCCAGTTTAGAACACTTCCTGTATTTGGCTCTGACCAAAGGTCTGTGGCTGAAATTGTCAATGGCATTATGAATGGCAAGACAAACAACACAGGAACAATTACTCTGGCAACAGGAAATGCTACATCTACTACTATTTACGATAGGCGTATTAGTGTTGATTCAAAGATTATTCTGATTCCATTTTCTGACGCAGCAGAGGCTGATGCTGCGCCTTATGGATGTTTTAGCAATAACACAGACCAAACTGCGCCTAGTGCTGGCACTACTGCTGTGGTTGTTTTTGACACAACTGAGGAAAGCAATGGTGTTTACCTGTCAAACACCACAAGGATAAATGTAAGAAACGCTGGTGTTTATAACTTCCAGTATTCCTTACAGTTGCAAAACAGTACAAATGATGGTCAATATGCTGACATTTGGTTTAGGGTAAATGGGACTGATGTGGTTCGTTCTGGTAGCCGATTTGGTATGCCAGCAAGGAAAAGCACAGGTGACCCTAGCCATTTGATTGGCTCAATGAATTTCTTTATTGATTTGGCAGCAGGTGATTATGTAGAGTTGGCAGGTGCTGTTTCTAATGTTGGTGTGACATTAGAGCATTTCCCTGCTGATACTGGCATACCAAGACCATCAATCCCTGCTGCAATCATTACGGCTCAGTTTATTGCACCTTACGCATATTCAAATGTCTATGTTTCGTCCCAAACTAGCGGTGAGGCTGTAGTTTCTCACTTTGCTAATAGTACGGCTAATAAGACATATGCGTATGTTGTAATTGGATAATTTATGTATAATGGATTCTGTGGATGACCCGCTATGGAATCCGAAACTCTAGGAGTAAAACATGGCGACTACTACCACACAGACAATTGCACCAGAAATCGCACCATATTTGACATATGGTCTGCAACAAGCATCTGGACTCTACGCAGGGGGCGGCCCACAGTACTACACAGGCGAAACCTTTGTAGCCCCTTCCCAAACCACACAAGCAGGTCTTCAGGCTTTGGAGACTCGTGCGTTAGCAGGTAATCCTCTAACTGGTGCTGCTCAACAACAACTGCAAGGCACTATTGGTGGTGCTTACTTGGGTGGCAATCCATTCTTCCAAGGTGCGTTTGCCCCTGCTGCTCAAGCTGCTCAATCTCAGTATCAGCAGACTATGGGTGATATTGGCTCTAAGGCTAGTTTGGCAGGTCGTTATGGCTCTGGTGCTATGGGTAACTTGCAAGACAGAGCGACTGGTCAATATGCACAGGCTTTGACTAACACAGCAGGTCAACTGGCTTATCAGAACTATGAGGCAGAGCGTCAGCGTCAGCAACAAGCTACTGGCATGGCGCCTCAAATGGCTGCAACAGATTACCAAGACATTAACCAGTTGTTGCAAGCTGGTCAGTTGCGTGAAGGTTACACAGGTCAACAGTTGGGTGCTGACATTCAGCGTTTCAACTTCCTGCAAAACCAGCCACAACAGAACTTGCAAAACTATATGTCGCTTGTCTATGGCAACCCATTAGGACGAGTTGGTTCTACTACAGCTAGTGGTGCTGCTGATACTTCTACCTTGCAGAAGGTATTAGGTACTGCTGCTACTGCTGCTGGTGTTTACAAGAATCTAGGTTCACCAAACATAGGAAGTTGGTTATCTGGCTGGGGTGTTCCTGATGCTTCAGCTATGAGCCAGATTGGTGCTGGTGGTGGCTTTGGAACTGGTGGTTATTATGGCAACCAAGACCTTGGTACATTTCTCTAAGGACTAACATGGCTGGACTATTAGACATTTTTGGTACTAGCGGTGCAGACACAATGGGTCTGCTCGGTATGTCACCTGCTGACATTGCTCGTAATCGTGAAGACGCACAAGCACAGGCTCTGTACGCACTAGCAGGACGTTTGTTCCAAGGTGGCAACACAGGTCAATCTATTGCTGAAGGCTTACAAGCTGGTCAACGAGCCTACAAAGGCGGTATGCAAGGCACTATGCAAGAACAATTGCAGAATGTTCAACTGATGGATATGTTGCGTAAGCGTAAAGCTGAAGAACAAGCATTGATGCGCCAAGAGGCTGTTCAGAGAGAGATTGCAAAAGCATATCGTCCTGAGACTTTTGCAGATACACCTTTGACAAACATCATGGGTCAAGAGATCGCAGGGCCTAATCAACCACAAGCTGCTGGCATTGGCATGGCTGAACTTGCACCTAAATTGATGGCTACTCCTGAAGGCAGAAAAGCACTTAAAGATTTGCAACCAGAATACAAAGAAGTTAATGGCGCACTTTACGAAATATCAGCAGGTATGCCTCCAAGGTTAGTTGCTGGTTCAAAGAAGCGTGATACTGTGACAGTTGGCAATGTTGTTCTTGATAAAGACGATATGAGCGTTCTTTATACAGCACCAGATGCACCTGCTGGTTCAATTAAAGAGTTCAAAGACTTTAGCAAATTATCACCTACTGAACAAAAAGCATATTTGTTGTTACAAGAGCAAAAGCGTCCAAGTACAACAATCAATATGCCTAATGAGGGTGAGCGTAAATCTGCAACATTGGCAAGTCGTTTGAACTTCAGCGTTGGTCAAATGAACGAGGCTATTGGTCTTGACCCTAAAGCAGCTATGCCAAACACAACAGCAGAAATTGCTCGTTTTGTGTCACGCACAGACTTCTTGCCAAACAAACTAAATACAGAGCAACGACAAATTGTTGAAGCAGCGCAAGAGGATATTCTTGATGCAGCTTTGACATTGGGAACTGGTGCTGCTTATAGCCGTGAACAATTGGCTGGTTATAAGAAATCATATTTCCCACAGTTGGGTGACAGTCCTTCAACAGTTAAAACAAAACAAGAGCGTCTTAATAACTTGCTTAAATCTGCTGAAGTTGCTTCTGGTCGTGCTGCAAGTCAGATTACTGCACCAATACCTAAATTGCCAGCTTCTCCTGCAAGTAGTGGATTGCCAAGTCAAGATGCTATTCAAGCAGAAATTGAAAGACGCAAAAAGGCTGGTGGTGGATAATGGACTTAACTCAATTATCAGATAGTGACCTGTTAGCTTTACAAGCAGGAGACTTAACTAAAGTTTCTGATGCTGGTTTAGCTATTCTCAATCAAGGTAAGACTAAAGAGCCAACACTTAGAGAATCATTTGAGCGTGGTGCTGGTTTAGCTTATCGTGCTGTTGCACCTACATTGGCTGGCGCACAGTTTGGCTCGTATGGTGGCCCATTGGGGGCTATTGTTGGCTCAATGGCTGTACCTGCTGCTGACGCTGTAAATGCGTTAGTAAACTTAATTGCTTCACCATTTACTGATAAGCGATTGATTCCTGCTTCTCAAGCTATTCAAAACTTGATGACAAAAGCTGGAGTTCCTGCTGCACCTGAAACACAAACACCAACTGAGCGAGTTGTTGGTGCAGGTCTTGAATCAATGACAGGTGTGGCTAGAACTATCCCTGCTTTGATTAAAGCATCTACGACTTCTGCATCTCCTGTAACTCGTGCTGTTACAGAGCAAATGGCAGTAGCACCTAAGACTCAAGCAATTGTGTCTCCTACGGCTGTTATGACTGGTCAAACAGTAACAGAAGCTACTGGAAATCCTTTGTATGGTGCTGCTACTACATTGGCTACAGGTGCTGCTGGTAGCGTTAAACGTCCTCAGAAACAAGAAGCATTGTCTACTCAAGCGTTAGACAGAATTGCTACAGATAGATACAACCAACTTCAGCAATCTGGCGTTCAACTAAAAACTGATGAGTTTGTTGAATCAATGGATAAGATTGCTAAAGGTTTGCGAGATGAAGGATATACACCTAAAGCGTATCCAAAAATCTCTGGTGCTATTGAAGAACTTACATCTACTACTCAGCCTAAAGATTGGACTGAACTTCAGGCTTTGCGTAAGATGATTCGTGGTGGTCAAAAGAGTATTGACCCAGAAGAAAGACGAATTGCATCAATCCTTTTGGATGACTACGACAATTACTTGATGACTGTCCCTAAAGAAGCAATTGCTGCTGGTGACATGAAAAACGCAGGTCAGTTGTGGTCAGAGGCTCGTAATGCTTATTCAAAGATGAAGAAGTCTGAAGTCTTTGAGGATATGCTTAATGAGGCAAAGCTAGATAAGAGTAAGTTCACACAATCTGGTGAAGAAAACTCTCTTGCTAAACAGTTGCGTCAGTTAGCCAAGAACGACAAGAAAATGCGTTTGTTCACTAAAGATGAACAAGCTGCTATTGAGCAAGCTGCCAAAGGTGGTAATGTTCAAAATATGTTGAAGTTCTTTGGTCGCTTTGCACCGACTGGCCCTGTTAGTGGATTGTTTACTGGTGGCGCAACTGTAATGGCCCCTGCTGTTGGTATCCCAATGGCGTTAGGTGCTGCTGGTTCTCGTGTTGGTGCTACTAATATGCGTAGAACTAGCGTAGAGGATTTAGCCAACATGATGCGTTATGGTGGAGTTCCACAAACAACAGGTGGCGCATTTAGGGCGGTAACACCAATAACTGCTAGAGGTCTTTTGTCTATTGAAGACTTAGACCGAGAACAGCGTAATCTCTTAGGCATCCAATAAGGACTAACATGCACCATTTAGTCTATGTCACTACAAATATAGAAAACGGAAAGTTCTATATTGGAAAGCATAGCACTAAGAATTTGAACGACAACTATTGTGGTTCTGGCGTATGGGTTAAAAGAGCAAAGAAGGCTAACAGCAAGTTGTTTACAAGAATAGTTAAATCTTGTGAAACTGAAGAAGAAGCATACAAACAAGAATATGAGATTGTTGTTGCATCTAAAGAATGTTGGCCTGATTTGTGTATGAATATGGCTGATGGTGGAGTTGGATTTTCAACCTCCTATCCAAAGCAAAGGCATGGTGAGTTTGCCCCTATGTATGGTAAAAAACATACAGAGGAAGTTAAAAAGAAACTTGCTAAAGCAATGTCATATCGTGCTGGTGAAAACCATCATATGTATGGCAAAAAGCACAATGATGAAGCCCGCAAAAAGATGTCAGAAACGCATTTAAAAATTGGTCATTTGCGCGGTAAAAAAGTAAAATGCTTAACTAATGGTGTTGTTTATGGCTCTTTGTCAGAAGCTGCAAGAGATGTAGCCATAAATGCAAAAGCAAGA